TAGAGTTCTATTTCAAGAAAACGGACGGCACGTTACGCCAAGCGTTCGGCACGCTCAAAGAAGGGTTGATTGGTGAAACAAAAGGCACAGGCAGAAAGCCGAATGAAAACCTGCAAGTGTATTGGGACACTGAAAAAGAAGAATACAGGTGTTTCAAGAAATGCAATCTGGTTAGGTTCTCGAAATAAAGGCCACAATGACAAGACAATAATAGCGAGTTGGGGCTTCGGCCAACGTTTCTTGCAATGATGCCCCCACCGTCAAATGGGCGGTGGGGTTTGGATGAACGGCCGTGCAAATGCAGGGATTTTACAACAACGCAGTGATTGTCACAAATAAGATTTTAATTTATTCCATTGTATTTTATAGTATTAGTACCTTTGGGAATACCATTTTCTCAAAGGTATTTTCATGCAAAGAACCAAGATAGATATACAGAAAGTTTTACCTAATGAAGGACAAATAGAAGGACTTCCGAGAAATCCACGTCTCATTAAAGGCGAGAAGTTCCGGAAGTTATGCCGTTCTATCCAGTCGCTTCCGGAAATGACTGAAGCAAGGGATATTCTTGTTTATCCACATCAAGGAGATTATGTCGTTATCGGCGGCAATATGAGGTTGCAAGCCTATAAGCATTTGGGTTGGAAAGAAGTGCCTTGTTGCGTGTTGCCCGTAGATATGCCAGTAGAAAAACTCCGCCAGATGCTCATTCAAGACAACAACCCGTTCGGAGAAAACGATTGGGATGCTTTGGCTAACGAATGGGATAGCGAAGAACTGAACGATTGGGGATTTGATGTATGGCAAGAACCAAAAAAGGAGAAGAAAGCCCAACCAACCAAAGATACACGGAACGAAACGGAGGCAGAAAAGCCCGACTTCTTTGCCGCCATGTTGGGAGACCGTATCTATGACAGCGATAACGAGTTTGACATCCCTACACTAAGATTGGACAGACAGCCCACAAGCGGCTTGCTTCTGCCATTTTCCGGATGGGGAGCGGACACAAGAGCAAAGAAAGGCATATCCACCTATCATTTCTACGTAGAGGACTACCGCTTCACAAACATCTGGAACAATCCCGTATCGGTATTGGATAGTGGGTGTTCAGAACTGGTAGAACCAAATTTTTCATTATTCGATACCACTCCAATAGCTTATGGATTACAACAAATATACATGAAGCGTTGGATTGCCCGTTTTTGGCAGGAGTGCGGTGCAAAAGTATATGCCGACCTTAATGTGTCGCAGAAGTTTTACAAGTACAACCGACTGGGCATCCCTGACGGTTACAACGCTTTTGCTACACGCGGTTATGCTGATAGGCTGGAATACCTTAAAATGGAAATACAAATCGCTCGTGAAATATCAGGTCTCGACAACCCCAACATGATAGTTTACGGCGGCGGAGAGAAGATAAAGGAACTGTGCACAAAGAACAATGTGCTGTATGTGGAGCAGTTCATACGTAATAGGATAAAGTGAAAGGGAATAAAAATTATGGCAAAGACTTCGGGTGGTGTGCGCACATATCGGCAAGGCAGCTCCACTTACCGCAAACGGCAGGCGGAGGTTGAAGCCATGCGTCAAAGCGGCAAGTATTCCAGTGTGGAAATGGGTAAAGGTGGCGGCTACGTGGCTATTGAGAAAAGTACAGCACGTCACAAGCCCGAAGAACTGGAAGCGGCTCGCATCCTTGCAGACAAGGGGTACAAAGTGACACTGAAGAATGAGGCTGGTTCAACAAAGACTCCCGACGGGTATTTGTTTACGGTTTCATTTGAACAAAGGACACCTACAGGGAGTTCCGCAAAGAATATACGGGCATCGCTTTATCATGGAAGGGATAAGAAAGCTGATATTCCTATACTTTACATGAAAGGAAACGGTCATACCCGTAAAAGTGTTGAAGACGGAATAAAGTATTTTGAGAGTTCAAGCAAATATCGCTTTAAAGAAATTATAATCGTTACGCAAGATGGAAGAATACATCGTCATAAACATAACTCTTAAAAAGAAGCGGTCACTGACTTACGCTTCGACCTTACCCGATAGGAAATGTCCTACTAAGCAACCGGGGGGCTGCCAGTTCCCGACCCGGACTATAAGTATGATACAAAAGTAGCAATAATAATTGAGAAAGCATAGAAATCGGCTTGAAAACGGCTTGAAATGGCAAATAAGAGAATAGTTGAAGATGGGATAAAGACTCGTTTCACGAGCGAACGTCAGCCGCCCAAAAGTGGCCGAAAGCCCAAACTATACACCGTTGCCAAGAAAGCCTACAACGTGTCACGTGAGGAATGGAACGAAGTAAAATTATACCTCCTTCAATGTACCCCGCAGGAGATTGACACGATTATCGGCAAGGACGATACCCCGATGTGGGTGCTTATCCTTGCGCGTGGCTTAAAAAGAAATGCGGCAAAAGGAGTGACCGATGTCTTGAACGACATGGAAGACCGTTTGTTTGGACGTGCTGTGTCTTCCCCGGACAGCGAACAGACAATGGAACATGGAAGTATCAGTATTGATAAATGGATAAAAAAGAATAGTGATGATTGAATCAGTCCCTCAAATAGATCCACAAAACGTTTATATTCCGCTTTATGAAGACACGGAACACTTTATCATTCTCATAACTGGAGGTAGAGGTAGTGGAAAATCGTTCAATGCGGCTACTTTTATTGAGCGGCTTACATTTGAACAGTCAAGAGACCGCACGTTCGCCCACAGTATTTTGTATTGTCGCTATACAATGGTGTCAGCCAACCTATCTATTATACCGGAGATACAAGAGAAGATAGACATAGACGGTGGAAGCAAATATTTTAAAACTACTCGTTCGGATATAGTAAACATGTTCAGCGGCGGACGCATTATGTTCCGTGGTATCAAGACTTCTTCCGGCAATCAGACGGCAAAGTTGAAATCCATTCACGGCATTACGACTTTTGTCTGCGATGAAGCGGAAGAATGGACGAACGAGCAAGACTTTGACAAAATCATGCTTTCCATTCGCCAAAAAGGGATTCAGAACCGGATTATCATCATTATGAATCCGACTGATTCCAATCATTTCATTTATAAAAAATACATCGAGAACACGCATAAGTTAGTGGAGATTGACGGCGTGCCGGTGCAGATTTCCACTCATCCGAACGTGCTCCACATCCATACGACCTACTTCGACAACATCGACAATCTTTCTCCCCAATTCATCAAAGAAGTGGAACAGATGAAAGCGGAGAATCCCGAAAAGTATGCTCATACGGTTATCGGACGTTGGGCTGATGTGGCAGAGGGGGCAATTTATAAAAAGTGGGGTGTCGTAAAGTCTATTCCTCAATGGTGCAAGAAGATTGCATTAGGGTTAGACTTCGGATTTACCCATGATGAAACAGCAATCGTAATGTGTGGGGTGATGGATAATGATTTGTACATTGACGAGATATGTTATAAAACACAGATGCTCACAAAGGATATTATCCAGACGCTTAGACCCTATCAAGGGATGAAAGTCATTGCCGATAGCGCCGACCCTCGTCTGATTCAAGAAATACATAATGCAGGAATACGTATATATCCGGTTGAAAAAGGAAAAGGCTCTGTCATTGCAGGTATTGAAAAGGCTAAGGAGTTTAACATATTCGTCACCGAACGCTCGTACAATCTGATGAACGAATTACGAAACTATGTTTGGGACAAGGATAAAGACGGGCATTATGTAAACCAACCGGCAGACGAACAGGATGACCACTTATGTGATAGTTTCCGCTATTATGTATATGGCATGATATTAGGTAAGATTCAGAAACCACGGGATAATTCAGGAATATTCGCACACTAAAAATATTGATATATGAGAACGATAGACGAAGTTTTAAGAATTGAGGATATAGACCAAAAGATAGCCTATTTGAAAAAAGGCCGCAAGACGGAGCTTCCCGATGCGGTGAAGCTGTACAACGACTGGAATCCTAACCGCCATGAGATAATCACGGACACGGAAAAATACCCAAAGATTAAAATCACGGTCGAAAAGGAGAAGGAGGTCTATGATGAAAAGACAGGCAAGACAACCACTATCCCGAAAAAAACAAAAGATGTGGAGCCTAACCGCATCGCTCTGCCTATTGAACAGGACATTGTGAATATTCAGACCGCTTTCACTGTGGGCACGGAGCCGAAGATGAACTGCGAACCGGAAGAAAACGAACAAGGATTGTTTTCTGCCCTGAGAAAGGTGTTGGAAAAGAACAAAATCAAGTATCAGAACAAGCGAATCGTGCGCTCGTGGCTTTCCGAACAGGAGTGTGCCGAATATTGGTACGTGGTGAAAGATGATGGTTTTTGGGCAAAGTTGAAGCGCAAGATTGGCACCCTTTTCGGCGCGTCCGCTCCTGAATACCGTCTGAATAGCGTGATTTGGTCACCATTTAGGGGTGACAAGCTATATCCTTTCTTTGATGATAGCAATAACTTGGTGGCTTTCTCTCGCGAGTACAAGAAAAAGGATTTGGACGACGTGGAGATTACCTGTTTTATGACTATTACGGCAGATTCCGTTTACCAATGGGAGTTTATAGACGGTTGGAAATCCGTTTCTTCATTCAAACATGGATTCAAGAAGCTGCCTGTCCTGTATTGCTATCGTCCGGAAGCCTATTGTGAGAAGATTAAGACACTCCGGGTGCGGTTGGAGAAACTTCTATCCAATTATGCCGATTGTATAGATTATCACTTCTTCCCTATCCTGATGTTGTTCGGTGATGTGCAGAACTTTTCAGGTGAGTTTAAGAGCCGAGTAGTAGAACTGACTGGACAAGGAGCAAATGCGCAATATCTGACGTGGAATCAGGTCCCTACAACAGTCCAGTACGAAGCTGAAACGTTGATAAATCAAATATATGCGCTCACAAATACTCCTCGAATATCTTTTGATGCAATAAAAGGTAGTGGGAACGTTCTTTCCGGTGTGGCTTTCGATTATGTTTTCCTTTCCACCCACCTGAACGTGGAAAACTTGGCAGAGGTAATCGGCGAGTTCATGCAGAGACGTGTCAATTTCCTTGTTTCCGCGCTTGGTTCCATCAATTCCAGTCTTGAAAAAGCAGCCGAAACGATAGACATCAACGTGGAAATAGAACCTTACCGATTGGAAAACCTTTCAGAAAAGATAGACACAGCATTGAAAGCCAAGAACGGAGAATTATGGTCACAGCAGCGCGCTATCACTTTCGTTGGAAATATAGATAATGTGCTAGATGAGGTCGAGCAGATAAAGGAAGAGCAAGCCGAGAAACAGCAAAATGAAATCTCCAAGCAGGAAAAACTATCAAAGTTCAGTAGTAAAAGCAACCAACCTGTAAAATAGGACTACTGACATTTTGAATAATATTTGGGATACTTTTCCGGTTTACCAATATTATTCATATATTTGCGATAAATAAGCTACTATGTTGGATATTAAAGAATTAAGAATAGGGAATTATTTAAACTTAAATTCTCAATTATTTAAGGTTAAAAAGCTGTCTTTAAATGGCAATTTTTATTCTTATGAAATTGATAAAAATCTTGTATGCGGATGTTATTGCAATCCATTGCCTTGTTATAGAGAAGTAGAATGTGTTTCTACTAAAGATTTGTCTCCTATCCCTTTGACATCAGAGCTTTTGGAGAAATGCGGCTTTGTTTATGAAAATGTATTTGATTCGTATTGGTCGCCTGATTTACGCTATTTAAAGGAAACTAAAGAAGGATTTTACTTGTATGACAATGAAAATTGTTGTTGCCGCATAAGTAAATCCATTCATTTCTTACATCAGTTACAGAATATGTATTACTGTTTGACTAATCAAGAATTGAATGTAAAGCTATAGACATCTTATCCATCTACGTATTGTCGGCGCGATTCCACCCGGTTTCGCGCTTTCTTTGTATTTAATTCATGACAATCCCGCTATTGTCACGTATTATTCTTCCCTAAATTTCTTTTTTCTCTTCCACATCTGTAATTTTACCGTAGGATTTTATTAATCAAGCTCATACGGTATGACAATATTTGAAATGATTTTGGCAGGACTGCAAACGAAGTTTCCGGGTACGGACACTGCCACTTTGACCCGAATCGCCACCAAAAAGGCAGAGGGTGTAACGGACGAAACAAAGGTAAACTCCATTGTTGAGGGTATCTCTTTTCAGGACGTGATGCAAAACTATGGTGATTTCCGTGCAGGACAAGCACAGACTTCCGCTGTTTCCAACTACGAGAAGAAGCATGGACTGAAAGACGGTAAACCAATCGAGAATCCAGAAGAAAAGAAAGACGAAAAAAAGGATGATGTCCCTTCTTGGGCACAAGCTTTGATTGATTCCAACAAAACTCTTTCTGAAAAACTTGCCGGTTACGAACAGGAGCGCGCACAAGCACAGCGTAATGCGCAGGTTTCTGCAAAGGCAAAGGAATATGGCATTCCCGAAACACTTGTACCCATGTTGAACATTCCGAGCGATGCGGACTTAGACACTTACATGAAGGACGCAAAGCAAACGTTTGTCAATGCGGGATTTCAAGGCGTGCAAGTTCCCACAACATCAGAACAGCGTACTGAAAAGGAGAATCACGAAATTGCTGCTATGATTAACAAGGGAACAGAAGAGATTAAAAAACAGAATCAGTAACTTAAAAATGTAAAAAGATTATGCCAGGAGGAATTAAGTATAATTTAAAGCCTATTGAAGAACCTACTCCGGAAATGTGCCGGATTGAAACCATTTTCCGTTATTCGGGAGGTTTTAATCTGGTTTTGACTAATCTTACAGGAGTAAAGGGTATTCCACCCATGACACCATTGGTGCTTGATTTTGTAAAAAGACAGGCAACAGCAGTCATCAATGTAGATGTGGTAGAGGATATTTCCGCAGGGACAGTTTCCTTGAAGATAAAGAAAAATTCCTTTGCCTATAAAGGTATGCACTTAGGTAATGGTACGAATGGAGGAACAATCGAATCTATTGATAAAACCTCTAATGCCGAATATGATACAGTGACTTTAGCTGCTTCACCAACTTTGGCAGCTAAAAAAGGAGACACTTTGTTTGAAGCTACAGCAGCCGCAGGGAAAACTCCCAAAGCTACCGCAACCGCACTGAACTACGCATGGACGAAAGTAGAAGAAGGTGCAACCGTCACCGCTATCGGACAGGCTTACGAGATTAGACCAACCAAGCTGATTGTGCCTATTTCAGAAAAGGATAAGGCTTCGTTAGGTGACAGATTCATGTTTACTTATTAAAGAAAGGAGAGTATATGTATTTGACAGTTCAGACATTATTGAATGACCCTGAAATAGTAAAAGCGGTGATTGACCGTGTACAGGCTCTCCGTCTTGATACTATTTTCTGGAAGAAGCACCTTGATTTCGAGGAAACGAAGTCGCGCGTGTTTAAAACTTATCTCGGTACGGTTACAGGCGTAACAGCCGGTTCTGTTATCGACCGTAATTCTAACAAGCCGTTAAGAGAGCGAAAATCTCTCGGTTCAGGTTATGGTGAAGTCGCCTATTTGGGTGATCGTTACCAGATGGACAATGACAGGTTGGATATGTTACAGGAGCTTGTAACCAAGTACAACAACGCCCGTCCGGCAGATCAACAAAGAGCATTAAACGACATTATCAACTATATTGTGGATGATTATCGCCAAGTATTGCTTGCTCCACATAAGCGTATGGACTTAGTTGATGGTGCCCTGCGTTCCGATGGTAAGGCAACGGTGAAAGTGGATGACAATCCACAGGGTATTGCCATGCTTGATATGGAATTGCCTGTACATCGTATCACTCCAACAACGGGAGATAAGAGCAACTTCGTAAAATACCTTATGGATCAGGTTGTCGAACTTCGTACCAAGTTCGGTATATTCGTTTCAATGGAGATGTCTCGCAAGACGTTTATCAAGTCGATTGTCGGCTCAAAAGATTTTGGGGAGTTCTACAAACAATCCTTTGCACAGAAAGAGGTGCAGCTTTCTTCCGGCTTGATGTCAAGCGAAATGGCTACAACGATTTTCCAAGGGTTAGGCTTGCCACCTATTGTTATTAATGAGGACTTGGTAGAACTTGCTGACGGGACAATGAAGCAGGTATTCAAGGATAACCGAATTTCATTGTTCACCACGGCTAAACAAGGGAAGATGCGTTGGCATACTCCGTATGAAATCGCAGACCCTGTTCCAGGAAAGAACTACAACCGTTCGGAAGGAGGCATGTATATCTCCAATGTGAGAACGGATGAAGGCCGTTTCATGGAATATGGTTGTGAGTGGATTCCGGAATATACGTCTCCGAATAAGATTGTAATCTTTGATTTGGATACGATGTTGGCGTGATGAAAGTATCTGACTACATAAGGCAGACCTTCAGGGACTTTGGCGTTGCTTTGAGCGATGCCAATCTCCTTACAATCCTTTTGCCCATGAAGATAAGCGGAGAGGATGATGTAAACGAAGACAATATCCAACCGATTTCGGTAGGTATGACAAAGTTTATCCCTACCCTTTTACTTCGTGGTAGTTCCAAGTCCGTATCGGAAAACGGGCACTCCAAATCGCAATCATGGGACATTCAAGGTATCAAAGATTACTATTTCCTGATGTGCAAACGGTACGGATTGAAAGACGAACTGAATACGAACAAACCTAAAGTGACTTTTCTCTGATGTTAGACGAAGCACCTCACATATTAGTAGTAAGGACGATAACGCCGCCGGATAATGACGAGTACGGGCGACCGATACCCGGCACAGGCGGTGAATCGTGGGATGAACTGACTGAATGCTTTTGCCATGACAATTCCCAGCAAAAGGAAGTGTCGGTAAACGGCAAATTGTGGGTTTATTCCTACCATGTGGTATATGAGGGCAAGAAACTGGCATTAGATACAAAAGTAAGGTGTTTGGATAAGGACACAAAAGAGATTGTAGGAGAAGGTAAAGTAATCAAGAATGCCGAATGTTATTCGGAAGAACTGAAAGGGCGTTGTGATATATGGTTAGGGTAAGTGTCAAATTTGATTGGTCGGATTTTCCTGCTTTTGAAGAGCAAGGAACAAACGAAGTGCGCGAAACAGTCGATAAAGTCGGCAATGAAGCTGATGACTACGATGTGAAAGACGGAACTTATCAAAACCGTACAGGCACGCTCCGCAAGTCTAATAAGCATAAGGTTGAGAAAGATTGTAGTTTGATTTTGTATAACGATGCAGAAAGTCCCAAAGGTTATCACTATGCCTCTAATGTGGAAAGCAAGGGCTTTAGGGTGAGAAGCGGAGGGGCTTTGTATGCAGAGAAACGATTGAAAGAATTAATAAAATGAAAAAGTACATCGGAACAAAACAGATTGAAGCCGAACCTATGACAATGGGCGATGCTTACGAAAAAGGCTTGTTGCAAGCAGGTAAAGTGCCTAACGAAAACGAGAAGTCAAACGCAGGCTATCATGTCCGCTATCAAGACGGTTATGAAAGCTGGTCGCCTGCCGAGCCGTTTGAGAAAGCGTACAAGTGCGCAGACACATTTATTGACCGCTTATATATCGAATATTCCGACTTGATAGAAAAGTTCGAGAAATGCGCAACTTTTGTTGATAGCGACAAATTCCGTGAGGTTGTCAAAGATGATTATCCGGCATTTTTGCTTTCACTTCAACGGGATTTGATGGGACGTTACCTGCAAGCTCTAAGTTGCCGTATTAACATTGCGGACAATATTACCGAAGATGTTTCTATCCAAAGAATGTCTTTCGGAATTGCAATTCAAGCATTGAAGTTCGGTCTTGCTATCCGTAGAAAAGGTTGGAACGGCAAAGGATTGTTTGTAATTAAACAAGTACCGGCACACATCGGAAGTGATGTTATCCCAAAGATGCAATCACTTCCTCAGTCAGCTAAAGACTTGATTCTGTCAGGTAAGGGCTTTATTGACTACACAAGCCAATGTCTTATCTACAATGAGAATACAGGACGGGCTGACAGTTGGGTTCCGTCTATCTCTGATGTATTTGCAGAAGATTGGGAAATCGTAAAATGATAGTAACGACTGACATAGCGAATATTCTCTACAAGGACTGCCAGGCTTTCGGCATAGAGGTTTACCAATCGGGAAACATCCCTGACGAACACAAGGAATTGCCTTCCGAAAGAGTGATTATCCGCACTAAATCCCAATCCCCCGAAACCTATTGGAAGAAAGGCTTTGTGGAAGTGAACCTTTGTGTGCCAGATGTGGAAGGGAAAGCGAACCTCATCCGTTTACAGAAACTGGAACGTAAAGCGCAAGAGCTCTTGGATGATGTAGTAGGAGAATATGACGAGTCAAGCTACTATTATTCGATTGATTCAATCGGAACGGAAGCGGACACAGCTTTGAAGTGTCATTATGTGAATGTTAGAATTTTGTTTCAAGTATTAAATGTAAACTGATATGAAGCCATTTATAGGAATTAAAAGAATTTGGTATGGTAGTGTGATTGATGAAACCGTTACCAAAACGAGCCTGAAAACTCTGATTGGTGAAATGACAGAAGTCAAAAACTCCCACCAAGACACGTGGCAGTACACGGAGGATGACCCTACCTATACTGACTATATCAATGAGTTGAACGGGGAAATTTATTATCGTGATGTTACCCAAAAGGGAGCAAAAACCATCGCATTTACAATGGGTGAATGGACTTTTGACGATAAGGTTGCCTTGCAAGGCGGAGAAAAGGTTGACACAGATGCCGGTTGGGCTTCCTCTGATACGCCTGGCATTGTTAACTTGGGTATTGTGGCACAAACCAAAACAGGCAATTATATTGTCTTTACCAATGCTGCCGTTATTGCAAAAGGAACACAAGCGGAGAAGAACATAGGCTTAGGCGTTACAGCTGTTGCCATGTCGAATCCGGCAGAAGGAGTTAAATCAGATTACTTGTTTGAAGGGGAAAAAGTCGATGCCGCATGAACAACCGTCACCGTAACCCCTACGCCTTCCGACGCTACCGTTAAACTGGACGGCGATACGGTAAAGTCAAAGCGGGTGAACGCCGGTGCTTCCGTTCGCTATGAAGTGTCGAAAGTCGGTTACACTACTCAGTCGGGAACAATAGAGACCAAACCTTCCGATGCAGGCAAGACTGTGGACAAAAAGATTGTTCTTGTAGAGATTTCAGGGTAATGTTTAATTCTAAGGGTAAGGCGATAATGTTTTGTCTTACCCTTTTTAAGTTTTTATCAATGGAACAAAACGCAGCAAAAATAGTAACAAGTGCCATTCTTGATATGGACTTTAAAACAGTGGTAGTAGCAGGGAATGCGTATATAATTATGCCGCCAACAATGAAAAAACTTGCCGGAGCTGGTTATTGGCTTTCTGGGATTAAAGGAGATACCATTAAAGAAGTTTTTTTATCGAAAGACAATATAGAAGCCTTTTCACACGCCTTGTCGTGGTTGATACAAGGAGACGAAAGTCTGTTTGAAGAGCTATTGAATGGGACAGATAAAGAACTGAGTGACGCTTTGGAAGAAGCCTATTCATTGATTTCTGCTGAAAATTTTTCCAAGCTGTTGGCTTTAGCCAAGAACGTAGCAAATCTGACAGCAAAACCGAAACAGTAGGAAATGATTGCTTACTGGGACAAATCGCATCGTTCATGGAAAATCTGCATTTGTCTTACGATGAAGTGGTGAATAAGATACCCTACCGCAACTTGGTAATCATGCAAAAAGACAAGCTCCATGTGGCTTTCGGCGAAGTATTACGTGAAGTGTCGGATGAGGACATGTTCAAGAATAGAAAATTTGACGAGTAATGAAATTCAAAGGCGATATATCAGGTCTGGACGCACTGGAACGGCAATTGGAGGATGTCTATTTGGATCGCTTGGCTGATGCCGGAGAGAAAGCCGTACAAGAAGCCATAGCGGAGGGTAATTACCAAAATATCACGGGAAACTTGCGCAGCTCCATTGGCTATGTAATAGCTTACAATGGGCAGATACTACGTGAAGGCGGCTTCTACAAGATACAGGGAAGAGGCGAAAACATGCAGAAGGTGGAGTTTACCACTAAGGCAGGTAAGCATGTCTCCTTTTGGGCTAAAGGTAAGTACGGGGATGGTTCAGAGGGAAGCCGAAAAGGTTTGGAGTTTGCCCGTTCACGAATAAGGGAAACTATGGGATATGCGTTTATCCTTGTAGCCGGAATGGAATATGCAAGCTATGTCTCGTCCAAAGGTTATGACGTGATAGACAGGGGTACTTATTTATTGTGGAATTTAATAGGTAAATGATATATGGCAGGAATAATTACAGATGTATCATCTGACATACAGAAACTTCAACAGTTAAGAATGGAGATAGAGAATGTCAAGAAAGCATTGAAGCAAATCAATGTGAAAGTTGACATTGATATTGCCAAGGGGATGGAAGCGCAGTTGAAATCCCTTATGGGGCAATATGATGCTTTGGTAAGAAAGGTGTCGGAAGCTGAGGGGAAAATAATGGTTTCTACCAAACGGATAAACGATGCTTCGGAAAAGATTATCAAGGCGCAGGAGCAGCTTTCAAAGGCGGCAGATATGAATCCGAAATCTGGTAGTGGTAATGCAAACACAACTGCGAATAATGCGGAAACAGCAAGCGTGCAGGCACAGGCTAAGGCGTATGATGAACTGGCGGCAGAAATTGACGCTGTTATGGGAACGCGTATGCAAAACATCAAACGCTTAATCGAAGAACAGAATGCTATCCGTCTGATAAACGAAGAGATAAAGAATCTGACTAAATATCAGTCAGGCAATTCCTCTTTGACTACGGCTCAACAAAAACGGTTGGAACAACTCAACAATTCTCTGTTAACTCATAAGGCTGCATTGTCGGAAGTTCGTCAAACGTTGATGAACAATGTGAAAATGGATAATGTCGCGGCCACTTCAATGAACGGGCTTTCACAGTCATTGTCACGCATGAAGATTGCTTATCGTGAACTGACGGAAGAAGAAAGGAAATCACCTTTCGGAAAGGAATTACTTGCATCTATTAATCAGGCAGACGCAAAAATAAAGGAGTTGGATGCCACGATAGGAAATCACCAACGCAATGTAGGGAACTATGCTTCGGGATGGAACGGGCTTAATATGTCTGTACAGCAGATAGTACGTGAACTTCCGGCGGCAACAATGGGACTTAACATGTTCTTTCTTGCTATATCGAACAATCTGCCCATCCTTACCGATGAGATAAAGCGTGCCAAGGATGCTAATGAGGCATTGAAGGCATCCGGACAGAAAGGAGTACCGGTATGGAAGCAGCTTGTTTCGTCTTTGTTTAGTTGGCAAACAGCTATGATGGTTGGGATAACTGTGCTTTCAATGTATGGTAAGGAAATTGTGGAATGGACTAGTAATTTGTTTAAGTCCAAAGATGCAATATTGTCTACGGAAGAGGCAATGGAGAAAGTAAATGAATCCTTGGAGAAAAATAACGGAAGTTATGGTAGTAATATTCTTTCGGTCAAGAAACTTTCATCTGAATGGAAAAAGTTGTCTTCTCAAAAAGAACAATTGCAATGGATAAATGATAATAAAACAGAATTTAATAAGCTTGGTATCTCTATAAATGGAGTAAAAGACGCAGAGAATGCTTTTGTCAAAAATACAAGCGCTATCATAGAGGCTTTTAAGTTAAGGGCTAAAGCCACAGCTGCTCAAAAATTAGCGGCAGATGAATATGAAAAAGCATTAGTGAAAAGAAATGAAGCAGAAACAAAACAAAATAAATTAGAAGAAGAAGGCCCAACTGCAGTTGATAGACTTAAAGCCGCTATATATGGTAGGCGTAAAATAGTACCTGGCGCACAAGGAACTATAGGAGCCACAGTTACAGACTACGAACAATCTGTTCGAGATAATATAAAATCACTAAATAGTGAGGCAGATGCCGCAGAGAAAGCTGGTGATGCTTACTTTGATTTAGCAGCAGGGTACGAAAAAGCGGCAAAATCAGAATTGGATAAATCTGGTATTGAAGAATCTCATAAAAAAGTGAATGACAATACGAATAAGATAACTAATCAGCAATCACGTATTGTTGAAATTGAAAGAAAGAATGCCACAGACCGCATCCGCCAACAGGAAGATTTGGAGAATAAAGTGGCCCAATCCCGGATAGATGCCATGGATGAAGGCTTTGAGAAAGAGAAAGCCCAAATGGAACTCAACCATAAAAAAGAGTTGCAGGAGATTGGCCGACAGCGGCAGGATTACATCAATGCCATCATACAAATGGAAAAGGAGGCTTTTGATGCCAAGGAGAAGTTGAAAGCGTCCAAGGACAAGAACTATAAGACAAAGGCATTTGATTCTTCCACCGTAAGTGTTGATACATCCGCGTTCGACATTATGGGAAAGGAAACGAGGGAAAGGCAGAAAATGGAAATAGCGGATTTTTATAAGGATTCCCTTTCTGAATATCAGGACTATGTCACGAAGTACAATGCCACGAGGGAAAAGTTTGCCAAGGAAAGGGAAAGATATAAGAATGCCGGTGCTTCCGGTGCCCAGTTGAAAGAAATAGATTATCAGGAAGAGGAAACGTTAAAAGCCATTGACAATGAGTTTGCCGCCCGTGAGGAAAGTTTTAATTCATGGGCTGACAACGTAATTGACTTGTCACTTGAAAAACTCCGTGAATCGCTTAATCAGGCATATCAGGAGATGATGAACATGGAAATCAGTGACCCGGACAATCCTGATTTGGCACGCAAGAGGGCAGAAGTGGATACGCTAAGAAAATCCTTGGAAAAGAAAGAAATTGAAAAAGAGATATCTCCAGGAAAGTCCACAAAGGATTGGGACAAGCTGTATAAAGTTCTTACCGATGTGAACGATGTATTCGAGGAGATAGGAGATACTGTCGGGGGAACATTCGGTGAAATCATCTCCTTGGCCGGAGGCATCGCGTCTTCTTCCTTACAAGCGGTGGGTGCCATAAAGGCGATAAATGCGGAAATGTCTGCTTTGGATAAAGCATCCGCAGTACTGGCCGCCATAAGTGCCGGAATGAAAATCATATCAGGAATAGGTGGCTTCTTCAAGGAAAAGTTCGGTGCCGACTACTCGGAATATGAAGCCTTGAAATCCCAATATGATACCCTGATAAACATTTGGGACCAACTCATAGATAAGAAAATGGAGTATATTGACATTGATTACGGCATCGAGGCGCAGAAAGCCGCCGACGAAGCTGCAAGGCTTGTCAATGTACAGATAGAGCGTCAACGGCAACTCATCAAACAGTTGGCTTCAAGCGGAAGTAGTGCCGGTTCCCATTCTCTTGGATACCGTATAAATGACCGTCTTACCGCAGAAGATTACGAACGCATATCCGGCCTCGTTGGAGAGAAGATAACGGCTGAATACCAATTGTGGGACTTGTCTTCCGAACAGATGGAGAAGCTATTGACGGATGAAAGACTTGTGTCCGTATTGGGTGAGGTGAACGGCGAGTTCATCGACTACATCCAGAACATAGCGGATTATGGGGAGCAGTTGGAAGAAATCGCCCAAAAGGAAAAAGAGGCATTGACCGGAATCGGCCTTGACGAGTTCAAAAGCGGATATGTGGATTTGCTGTCCGACTTGGATTCAACAAACGAAGACTTTGCCGACAATTTCGAGAAATATTTGCAGAATGCCATATTTTCTTCGCTTATAGCCAACAAGTATAAAGAAGAAATAGAAAGCCTGTATAACCAATGGGCGGCAGATTCAGAAAGTGGTGGCAAGCTTACTCCGGAGGAAGCTGAAAGGCTACGGCAAGAACAAAAAGAACTTACAGAACAAATGCTTGCCGACCGGGAACAGCTCATGAACGATTTCGGGTGGGAATCATCAGGCGGAACTTCCGCACAACAGGCCAGTAGCGCGGTCAAGGTACAGGCATCCCAAGAAAGCGTGGATGAGACCAACGGAAGGCTCACGGCCATTCAGGAAACGGGATACCGTATCGAGAACGCCAACCAACAGCAGGCCATTGCCATAACTGAACTTAAAGGCTCGATTTCTGGATTGTTGTCTAAAATGGGCGGCATGTACAATATTTCCGACGAGACCCGTACAATTTTGGCCAATTCTTATTTGGAACTTCAACAAATCAGAGAGAATACAGGTGAAATAGTAAAGCCAATCAAACAGATGCAAAAGGATATGGAAGAAGTAAAACGAAACACATCAAGATTATGAAAGGAGAATTACTAATTAACGGAAAAGATGCTTGGACTACATGGGGTGTATGTATGGGGGAAGGATTTCTTGATTCAATAGATACACCTGCTCCAATGAAAGACTACATTGAGAATGAAAGCCGATTGGAGCACGGTAAGCGTATAATAACGGAAAACGCGAAAGTGGACAGCAGAAATTTCACATTGGAGTTTACCATTATGGGGAGTACGGAGAGTGATTATCGGGCAAAAAAGAAAGCTTTCGAAAGCGAACTTTATAAAGGTCCGATAACCGTCCAAATACCCAAGTTAAACAGTGAAGTGTACAGGTTGGTCTATCTTGGCAAAAGCATTTCTTACGGGTTAAGCCTTAACAGGTGTTTTGGAAAATTTTCAGCCAAATTTGAGGAACCCAACCCGGCAAATCGAGGAGATTTGTGACAATGGCCCGATTGTTGCAAAATCGGTTATCCAATATAATGTAGCATGAGCAATATTCATTACTTTTGGGTATATGATAGAAATAAAGGATAACAACGAGGTATTAGTTTTGTCCACACCGATAGGTGTAGGAAGCAAGCGAAAATTTGAGTTGATGAAAGATGACTATATCACGCTCAAATTTTCCTTGCTTTATCCCGTCCGGTTCAAACTCGGCTGTCATACAGAGTGCGAGTTTGGCCGCTTTGAAATCATAGAAGACCAGAAGCCGTCTTTCAACAATTCCACGGGCGGTTATGACTATGAGTTGAAGATGGAAGCCTCTTACATGAAGTGGAAGAACAAGGTTTTCAAGTACACCCCTGAAACGGGAGGCAATGAGGCGGCATGGGATTTGACGGCGCAACTTTCATACCATCTTGACATCTTCCTGCGCAACCTGAAAGCATGGGGATTCCAATTTAACGGTGAGGACTATGAATATGAGATAGACAATGACGTGAACGTGGACGCCTTGGTCATGCACTATTCCAACACCAACCTCATAGATGCGCTTACCGCCCTTGCGGAAGCCGCAAACTGCGAATGGTGGATTGAGGGCAAGAAAATCCGTTTCGGACGTTGTGAGAATGGGGAAGCTGTGGAAATAATCCTTGGCGAAGAGGCAGAAACCATGAGCCTGTCCAAGAGCAGCGGTGAATATTTCACGCGCATATACGCATTCGGCTCCACGCAGAACATATCATCCCGGTACCGGAAGAAACTGGAGTTCACCATAGACACACTTGACCGTTCTGGAAATAAAAGTGATTTCAAAGATAGCAATAAACCTGTAAACCCGTCTTTTTTCAGGAAAGACCTCATAAAACACCATTCTTATGAAAAACAGATGGACGGTGTAGGCACGGTGTCTGCAAGCTTGGCCACTCCGGACATTAAAGAATATGAGTTGTATGACAATCTTACCATAAATGTCATGCAACTGTACAAATCCCGTTATGTCATTGATTTGTCTTCAATGGTGTTCAGTTATGACTTTTCGTCATTCCCCAATGCCGTATTGGAGGTAAAAGTGGAAATCGTGGCATCCGAAAATGACGCAAGCACAGTTTTGTCAGAATCAAGCTATACCGTTGACAATTCAAACAAGACGCTGAAACTGTCCAAGGAAAGTTTTGAAAGTCCCTACGGATTGATACGCAAACTGTATTTACGAATTACATATTCTTGTACTTCCCCATTAGTTACGTATATTCCATATACTCTTGTCGGGGACTGCATATTGAGTTCGGTGTATGGGTATGTGGAAACAGACGTGCATTATGTTGATGAAGATGGTGAGAACCACAAAATAGGAGTGACCATCAACCGCAACGCCATGCCCTATACAGACGAGCATGCCACTTTATTATATGAAATCACGTCAAACGACAAACTATATATAGGTGCCAAATTCACGATTGACGGACTTGTAAAAGGGAATGTCCCCCTCGGCTATTTCGATTCCGACGTTGACGGCCTTACGGTAAACGGGGTTGTACAACGCAGGCTGATGCTTCCTGAAGGCACACCGTATATAGACGTATACCCCGACATGTCACCAGACGAAGTGATAGAGGGCATCGTGACTTTCGATTACGTCTATCCACGCAAGGTGCTTTCCATATCTTCGGTCGAAGAAGAAATGATTGATGTCACGGAAGGCGAGGAAAAGAAACCCACAGGAATGAAAGTACCGGTGTATACCATCAAGACCACCGGGCTTGTGGGGTTCGACAATTCCTATGTGATTTCAGAGAAACTTACGATCACCTTACAAACCGGAAAGCTTGCCGGACTTACATTCGGCCTTACGTTCCTTCCGGAAAAGAGTGACAATACGTCCACATGCTTTGAAATAGTTGCCAACGAGGACTACGGGGGCCGTTTGCCAGATACGGTAATGAAACCAGAGGCCGGGAATGAATTTGTCATGGCCGGATACGACACGGAATATGTTTTTGAGAACCTTGTCACAGAAGCGGAAGAGGAACTGAAATCTGAAGCAGAGAAGTATGCCGAGAAAATCAGGAACAACATCGGCACCGTGTCGGCCAAACTCATGTCAGACTGGTCAAAGGCACGTAATGAGGCACAGGAAACACCTTGTCCTTTCGATGTAGGCCAGAAGGTAACGGTCAACAACCCCTCATTCTTCCCAAGCCCCCGTACTATGCGTGTGCTTGGCTATGAACTTGCACTTGACATTCCATGGGATTCTCCTGTGTATACCATCGGTGAAAGTGCCTCCTATTCCCGTCTTGGCGCACTTGAAGACAAGATAGATTCCATCAAACTGAACGGAAGCCGTTACTTTTCTGGAAAGGTTAGCTCTTCAACATCAGGTACAAATGTGTATTTGATAAAGAAGGACGATGAAACCGAGCCGTCGGATACAAACGCCTATTCTTCGCTAAGGACAGACAAGGAGATAAAAGAAGGGATAGAAAAGAACAACAAAGAACTGGCCAAGAAGTTCCTTTCAAAGTTAAACGATGATACCGCTTCGGGCATCATTACTTTCCTCCAAGGGCTGATAATCGGTAATTTTTCATCCGGCGAATCCGGCGGCCAAATATCTTCCGACGGGGCGGCGGAACTGGCCTCGCTTCTGCTGAGGGGGGCATTGGAAATTGGGAAGTATTCCGCAGGGAAATCGGGCGCGAAGATTGGCGCGGACGGGGCTGCGGAACTGCTTAATGTTTTGGTGCGTGAATTAGTGACAGCCAACGGGATACAGTCGCCGGGATTCTCGACAGGGGCATTGGGCACGGGGCTGTGCCTGAAAATGGACGGGAACGGGGATTCCTATATTGAGGTTGACCGCATGCTTGTGCGCAAGGTGGCCGAGTTCATCAAGCTTGTGATTCAGGAAATCAAGCACGTGGGAGGACAGATTATCCTGACGCCTGCCTCCATGTCGTGCGTGAATGTGGAAGACAAGGGGGATTATTACCGCTGCCATTTCACGGCCACGGACGGTGAGAAGACGGTTGAGAACCAGTTTGTCGTGGGTGACTTTGCCCGTGCGCAGACGTTCAACGTGAAGGAGGGTGTGAACGAGAACGTGAAGAACACTTACTACTGGCGTCTGGTGACGGGCGTGGGTGACGATTACATCGACCTCTCGAAGACGGACTGCGACGCGGGCAGCACGGTTCCTGCCGCCGGTGACGAAATCGTGCAGTTGGGGAACCGGAATGACGCGGCACGTCAGGCGGCCATCATCCTTGCGGCTTACGGGAACGACGCGCCTTACATCAAGATGTACCGTGGCATCAACTCTTACAAGTTGGACGGGAAGGAGTTTGCCTCGTTCTCGCGCAAGGAAGTGAACATCATCGCGGACGTGTTCAAATGGTCAAGCGGCGAATCCGTGAAGGACTACATTGACGGTTCGGTGGGAGAAGTCCAGGACAAGGTGGACGAAGTGAGCGGCAAGGTGGAGGACGCGGTGGAGCGTCTGGCGGAGCAGCAGAATTACATCGCCGCCCTACAGCAGACCTCCGAGGACTTGCAGGACCAGATTGACGGCGCGATTGAAAGCTACTTTGAAAAAACCGACCCGACGACCTCCAACTACCCGGCGAACGAGTGGACCACCGAAGAACAGAAACAGTCACATTCAAACGACACCTATACCAACATCAGCACGGGCAAGAGTTGGAAGTGGGTAAAAGACGGCAGCACGTGGAAATGGAAAGCCATCGCGGACACGGCCACGGAAAAGGCTTTGGCCGCAGCGGCCAAGGCACAGGACACGGCTGACGGCAAACGCAGGGTGTTCGTCAGCCAACCCACCACGGGGCAGGCTTACGACGTGGGCGACCTTTGGGTGAACGCGACTTACGGGGAGACGTACAAGAACGACTTGCTGCGTTGCAAGACCTCCAAGAAAGAGAATGAGGCTTTCTCCATCTCGCATTGGGAGCTTGCCTCACGCTATACGGACGACACTAAGGCCAACGAGGCCAAGACTGCCGCAGACAATGCGGCCAAGGCCGCGAAAAACGCCCAGGCCGATGCCAACGAGGCGAACTCCATGCTTTCGGACATCGCCAACGACAACAAGCTTACGGCGCAGGAGAAACAGCAGGCCAAGAAGGAATGGGACGTGATAGTTTCCGAGAAGCCGAAAAACGACGCTTCGGCTGACAAGTTCGGAGTATCCAAGACAGCCTACGGCTCTGCATACACGGCTTTGAGCACGTATGTCACACCCCTGTTGTCAGATTTAAGCTCCACGAGCAACATCACGGGCACGGAGTTCAGGGCGAAGTTCAAGGCTTACTATGACGCGCGCACGGACTTGCTGAATGCCATATCGGCAAAGGCAAAGGAACTGGCCGACAACGCGCAAGAGGCGGCTGACGCGGCGGCGGAGAACGCCTCGCAGGCCATAGAGGACGCGGCTTCGGCGAAGAATGCCGCCGACAAGGCACAGGCGGACGTGGATGCCGAGAAGGAGCGCATGGACGATTGGGCGGCCGACGGCAAGTTCTCCCCTTCCGAAAAGAAGCAGTTGAAGGAGGAACTCGCCCGCATCGACGGGGACAAGACGCAGGTCGCGGACGGTTACACGAAGTACGGGCTTGGCACTCCCACGGCTTATAACACGGCTTACACGAACTACCGGAAGGCCATCAACGGCGTGGTGTCCTCTTCTTCCGAGACCGTGGCCATCCCTTCGGACTTCGCCACGAAGCGCACGGCGTACTATACGCAGAAGAGTGCCGCCCTGACGGCCATTTCGGACGCGGCGAAGGCGTATGCGGACAAGGTGGTGGCGGGGATTGAAGTCGGGGGACGGAATATCCTCATGGAGACCAACCAAGGGAAGAAGAGGTGGTACGCAAACACGAATGAGGGGGAGACGCTTTTCACCATTTCCGAGTGGGTTGACGAGGGGGTAAAAGGTGTGAAGTTGGAACTTACCAAAAAACCATCCTCATGGAGTATCATTTATTACAATTTGAATGGCACATTGGATTTGCTTGAACCCAATACCACCTACATGCTGAGCTTTGATGTATTGTCCAATATATCAAATACATTATCAGCCACAATAATGGGCTCCAATGCTACGGGAAAACTTACCAATAGTCCTTCATTCAGTTTTGAGGCCAACAAGAGGAAACACGTCGTGTTAAAGCTTGTAACAAACGACCTGTCGGAAAAAGGTTCGCAAGTGTTGTACTTTTCTTATAATAAAGTAAGTTACATCTGTTTCAAGAACCTGAAACTCGAAAAAGGGAATGTTGCCACCGCGTGGACACCCGCCATCGAGGACGTGAACGGCATGATAGAGGATGCGCAAAAGGCGGCTGATGACGCAGCGGAAGCGGCCAAGAAGGCGCAGACGGATGCCACGAATGCCAACAAGGAACTGACGAACATCAAGAGCGACAACCTCATATCCCCCATCGAAAAGACAGCCCTGAAACAGCAGCAGGCGGACATCCGTTCGGAATACGGCGAGATTACGGCCAACGCGGTGCGTTATTCGGTATCGACTACGGCATACAAGGCGGCATACGACAAGGCTTCGGCCGCGCTTACGAAATATACGGCTTCTTCACCGGAATATATCACGGTGGGGAGCGACTACGCGAACATATCAGCCTACTACGATGCGCGGAAGACCATACTCGATGCCATTGCCGCTGCGGCGAAGAAAGCTGCGGACGATGCGACGAACAAGGCGAACCAGGCGGTTGAGGACGCGGCGCGTGCGGGGCATTACCTGTTGGACTTGGACAACGATTCGGGCCAGGTGGCTTGTGACGCTGACGGTAATGTGACGGGTGGCTACCCTACCACGAACGCGAAGGTGTGGTATGGCACGGAGGTGGACACGGGATGGACGTTCAAGGGTACGTTCAGCGGTTGCACGGGCAGCGTGGGCGCGTCTTCGGGCGCGGTGACGGTCACGGGGATGAGCAAGGATGACGCTTCCGTGACGGTCACGGCCACGAAGAGCGGGAAGCCGGAACTTTCGGCAGTGTTCACCGTCGTGAAGGTACGGTCGGGACGTGACGGAACAGACGGAACGAACGGAGTTGGCATCAAGTCCATAACCAACAAGTATGCCGTATCGGCATCGAACACCACCGCACCGACATCGTGGAGCGACACGGTTCCGACAATGACCACAACGAACCGTTACCTGTGGAATTATGAAATTGTCACCTATACCAACGGCACGACAAGCGAGACCAAGAAGAGGGTCATAGGTGCATACGGGAATACTGGCAACACGGGAGCGACGGGGGCGACGGGTGTGGGTATCAAGTCCATTACGGAATATTATTTAGCCTCTTCGGCTTCGAGCGGAGTGACAACTTCAACGTCAGGTTGGACGACTTCGGTACAGACCACCTCGTCTTCCAAGAAGTATCTTTGGAACTATGAGGTGGTGACTTACACCAATGACACGAAATATACGAGCAGCCCGGTGATTATCGGTACTTATGGGGATAAGGGTGATACTGGTCCACAGGGTGTACAAGGTCCAAAGGGTGCTGACGGGACGCCCCGCTATACTTGGATTCGCTATGCGGACAATGCGTCCGGTTCAGGCATAAGCAACTCGCCTACGGGAAAAACTTATATCGGGTTTGCTTATAACAAGACCACCGCCACGGAAAGCAACACCCCTTCGGATTATACATGGTCACTTATCAAAGGCGAAAAGGGCGACACGGGCGTTCCGGGGGCAAAAGGGGCTGACGGGAAGACCACTTATACATGGATTAAGTATTCCGATAACTCGACGGGCAGCGGGATGTATGACACTCCCAAATCCACGACACAGTACATCGGCATAGCAGTAAACAAGACTACGGCCACGGAAAGCAATACTCCATCGGATTACACGTGGTCTAAGTTCAAAGGTGACGACGGTGCGGATGGGAAAGGCATCAAGAGTACCGCCGTGACTTACCAAGCGAGCACTTCGGGGACTACGCCTCCCACGGGTACATGGAGCGCGTCCGTCCCGTCCGTGGCTGCCAACCAGTACCTTTGGACGCGCACGGTAATCACCTATACGGACAATGCCACATCCACTTCGTACAGTGTGGGCAAGATGGGTGCCAACGGGGCAAAGGGAGACAAGGGGGATACGGGACCGGCAGGTGCTGACGGTGACGGTATCGTTTCGGTATCGAATACTTACCAAGTAGGCAGTTCGGGCACGACGGCTCCGACGGGAAGTTGGAGCGCAACTGTCCCTTCACCACAGAAAGGCAAATACCTTTGGACGAAAACGGTGACGACATACAAGAAGAGCGACCCTACTACGGTGTACTCCGTGAGCTATTACGGCACGGACGGTACGGCGGCCAAGTACGTGAGGGTGGCCGGTGACCAAGTGTTTGTATATGCCAACAATTTTTCAGGGAATCCCACTCCTACCTCCATTACGCTGACGGCCACCCTCACGGGTACATCCGGCTACCAGTGGAGCTACAAGCAGGCAGGCCAGTCTTCTTTCACAAACATATCGGGGGCCACTTCTCAGACTTATGCCTTGGCACACAACAATTCGACGGTTTGGGGCAGCGCGAAGTCTGTTACCATACGTTGTACCTCGGGCGGTGTATATGACGAAATCACGATAGCCAAGGTTTCTTCGGGTACCAACGGTACGAATGGCAAGGACGGCACGAACGGTACGAACGGAAAGGACGGTGCCGCCGGTAAGAATGGCACGGATGCCTACACCATAATCCTTGGCAACGAATCGCATGCCTTCCAAGGGACGACGAGCGCGGCCATCGCCGCATCCACGAAATGTGAGGTAATCGCATACAAGGGTGCCACAAGGGTTGCGGCAACGATTGGTACCATAACCGGAGCACCATCGGGAATGTCCACGAGCATTTCAAGCAACGGAACCACATCGGCCTCGTTCACGGTGTCCGTCACTTCTTCGTTGACTACCGGACAGGGAGTGCTTACCGTGCCCATTACCGTAGACGGTAAGACCTTCACGAAGAATTTCTCTTTTTCCGTGGCTTTCAAGGGTAACACTGGCGCGACGGGAGCGGCAGGGAAAGGTGTCAAGAGCATCGTTGAGCAGTATTATCTGTCCACTTCCAATACGGCACAGTCGGGCGGCTCATGGGTGACCGCTCCTCCTGCATGGGCGAACGGCAAGTACATGTGGACGCGTTCCGTGATAACCTATACCGATAATAGCAGCACCACTACAAGCCCGGTGTGCGTTACGGGGGCCAAGGGCGCGACGGGCGACAAGGGGGCGACGGGTGCAACCGGGGCGGCAGGAAAGGGCGTTTCCTCGGTCGATGTGCTTTACTACCTCTCCACTTCTGCTACTTCTTTGTCTGGTGGGAGTTGGTCAACGACAGCTCCTGCATGGGTAAACGGGAAGTACATGTGGAGCAAAACGAAGGTAACCTATACCGATGGCAGCTCCAAGGAAACAAATCCCGTGTGCATAACGGGGGCGAAAGGTGATACGGGTGCGACGGGTGCCAAGGGCGACAAGGGACAGCAAGGGAACCCGGGTGCCGATGCCGTGTTCTATACCATAGAGCCTTCCGTGGCCATCGTGAAGAAGTCGTGGGATAACAAGCTTACCCCAACGTCCGTGACGTGTACGAAATACAAACAGACAGGAAGCGACGCGAGGGCGACAACTACTGAAAAGACGTTGAAATACCAACGTGTGGGCACGGACGGAAGCGTGCAGACCGCCGCAAACGGAAGCTCGGTAACGGTATCCCCTACTTCTACGACGACCTCCATAAAGTTCTGGCTTTATGACGGGAGTAATATCATAATGATGCAGGAAGTCCCTATTGTGGGTGACGCAGTGGATGTTTATGAAAAGGTGCATGCGGAAATCGAGCAAAAAGAAGATTCCATTTTGAGCACGGTGCAAAAAACGTATTCCACGAAAGACGAATTGACCGGTTTGGAGACTACGTTAGGAAAAAAGGTGAGCACTGTGGAGCAGACTGCCGAAAGCCTGAAAACCACGGTGAGCGGCCTTAACGGCAAGGTTTCGACGTTGGAACAGACGGATTCGAGCCTTAAAAGCCAAATCAGCACGGCAAATGGAAAAATATCCACCTTGGAGCAGACGACGAGCAAGATTTCCTTGAAGGTGAGCAGCATCTGGCCGGACAACCTTTTCCCTGACGGCAGTTTTGAATACGGTGGGCTTTCCAATCAGAACCTGTCAAATTGCACTGTTTCGATAGACGGTTCCTCACATATACATGGCAGTAAAAGTTTGAAAATACAGTGTAAAACGGGGAACTCATGGGTATATTTAGGCCGTGCACAGGTACCTGTTGTTGCCGGGAAATTATATACCATAGTCATGTGGATACGAGCCACATCCTCTTTCACAGAAAGCGGTGGTGCTACAGGGGCTTACTTTTCAACAAACAACCAGCTTGAACTTGCGGGCTTCACTGCATTTCAACCTGCATTTACTTCGGCATGGACAAGGAAAACATACAAGGTGACAGCACCAAGCGGTAGTAAGTTCCTTGTACTCCGGCTTGGCACGGCGGGACAGACAACAAACCGCACGTTGTACTTTGACGGGATAATGGTGTTTGAGGGTGATTTGACTGGAGATCCTCCCACCTCATTCATTGAAGGCAAACGTGACGGGGAACTTGCCACGGGAATAGACGTGGTGAACAAAAAAATCACCGTGACGGGCGACCAGTTTGTCATACGGAACAATGCCGGGGATGTAACGGCAAGCGTGGACGCAGACGGGGTGCTGAAAATAGGAAGCGGTGAGTTCTCGGGATACATGAAAACCGTTCCGCAAATAGACCCCAACAATAACAGCGTCACGGTGACGAGGGACGTATTGAAGAAGGGTGGCTTCTTCTGTTTCCCCACAAGGGACGGAAGTTCGCGTGGTACTGTGACATTGCCCACATCCGGGGACTACTTGGGGACGCACCTCTACATATACAGCGGGAGCAGCGTGCAAACGTCTGGAGCTAAAATTTCCTACAACGGGGTGGAAAACTACACCTCGCTTGTCGTGAGCACCTCTTGCACGTACGTGGAACTCGTGGCCGTGCCAAACTCTGTGGACGCGGCAAGATGGCATGCCTACCAGACAGGACAAAGCAGCACGCTTCCTGACATCGTGTGGCTCTTGCTCGTGCCTGGCGGTGCAAAATATACATCGTCAAACAATGTGCTGACCATAAGCAGGGCATGATTGAGGGAACATCCGGTGGAAAGAAATACGCTAAATTCAAATAACATTATTCATTAATTAAAAAAAAGTATTATGGAGATTAAGAAAAACAGCACGAGAGTGATTTACAACGGAGAGGCCACGACGGCAAATGCCAAGTACAACATCGAGTATGAGACGGACGGAAAGGAACTGGTACGCGTGAACGCCTCGGTGAACAAGGTGGAGGAAGTGGAGTTTCCCATGGAGGACGGCATGCGGAAAGGCGTGCAGGAAACGAACGTGGGGTACATCTATTACGAGAACGGCTCTTACACGATGTCGAGCTTCCCGGAGAGCGACGAGCTTCCGAAGTACGTGTCGGATGCCATACAGATAGTGAAACAGATAAAGGAAGATGCTTCTGCCTGACTATTGAAACAACGGGTATAAGGCAGCGATGCCTGCCTTACCTGTTTTTCAGGTGGCTTGTCTTGTGGTACCGGGGGGCTTTGGCATTAATTATAAAAAAGCATTGTAATGGAAAAAGTGATTATTGATTTTATAGAAAATCACATGATGAACCACATCATACTGATAGCATTATGCGTGGCGGCCACGATAGGCGCAATGGCCGTGGATTTGGTCTCTGGGGTACAAAAGGCCAAACAACGCGGCGAGGCGCGGACTTCCACGGGATACAAGAAGACGGCCACGAAGGCAAAGAAGTACTTCACGCCTTTCCTGACGTTGTGCTTCATCGACATCCTGTGCTGCGTGGTGGTTCCCATACCGGTGTTCTCGATGTTGTGGACGGCTTACTGCATTTTCTGCGAGTTCGTGTCGGTAAGGGAGAAATCATGGCAGAAGGAGGAACTCCGGAAGGCGGAGAAGACGATGAGGGTAATCATCGACAACAAGGACGAGATAGCCAAGATGGCGGCAGAGCTTCTGTTTCAAAGGGAACATGATAATAATACAGTAAAGAAGGAGGAAAAGTGACATGGCACTCAGGAATTTGAATTTCACCCTACAGGGTGACAGGTATGTGGCGGAAGAGACGGTGAACGCGGACTATGCTCTCCATCTGGAACGGAAGGAAGGCGGCGGGTTTTACATCTCGCAGCGGAGTTCGGACGAGGGGACGTTCGTGCCGTGCATCCTGCCGAACACTTTGTACAATCCCGGACAGTTCATAGACTGGTGCTTCGGACACGGCGTTTATCCGATGCACATCAGGATTGAGAGCATGTCGGAAGTGACGAAGGCCACTATCAGGGAGGCGGAATGATGGAGAGGATGAACTATTCACGGTTGAACATGGCGGGGTTGGGAACGACCCGCGCCAATTCTTCCGGCATCATAGGGCGCGGGGACCCGTATGAGCTTGTCGGCAACGCCCTGCTCTTGGAGGAAGGCAAGGCTTGGCTTTGGGCTGACGGAAGCCCCGTGATGATGGAGGAGGTGACAAGAAGGACAGTAAGGAAACAATTAAGACACAAGTAGTCATGGCAGTAGAAGGAAAGACGATATTACAGACCCCGGAACGCACGGAGCTGACGGGGAAAGAGGGCATCCCGTTCCAGGAGGGTGAGCGGAACGGGCATGTGCTGTTGGAGAGAATCAATGAGTATGTGAGTGGAAACGTAGTTTACATTTTACCGGGAGCTTTAGAAACGACAAAAGATTGGTCTACAACAGACGTGGAATCTATTGTAGGGAATTGGGATGAGTTTGTGGAAGCCGTAAATCATAAAGTCGTAATTGCAAAAGTTTCAATTGGATATGATGGGATTATAGTATATATTCCTGCAGGAATCGTCAAGCTTGATGGATTTATTGGATTTTATATAAATGCAGGCAATGGCATTTTTGTATACTCAATATCATCAGATAGAATATCCCTTGAAACTTTAGTAGTTGTCCCCAATGTCATAAACAACCTGAATTCTGATAATGAAGAAAGTGCTCTTTCGGCCGCACAGGGTAAAGTGTTGAATGACAAGATTGCGGAAATCTCAAATACGGCCTCTGCGGACAAGGACGGTTTGATGTCGAAGGAGGACAAGAAAACGTTTGACAGCATCCGATTCAGCGAAGATGAGAATAGTATTTGGTTTAATGGGAAGAAGTACGGAGCAACGCTTTTCAAGAATTTATTTGGCCTTTCTACGGGTTCAAGCAACGAAGAAATCAAAACGGCACTTGGTGGGAATACTTATAATGATATTTCCCAGATGGTCGACAGAGGAATCCTGTTTTTAAACATCAATAACAAGGCATTGCAACATGTGATGATTAGAATAGAAAACACAGTTTCCTCAGAGGGGGATTATTTACATATCAGAGGATTATCTGACGCATCTGACACGGCCTATATAAAAATACGTCATTACAATGGTATTTTTAATATAACGAAGGATGTTGCGCGGGATAACTTATTGTTCAAATCTAACATAGTCAATGTATTAGACTCTTCCTCTTCAGATTTACCACTTTCCGCAGCGATGGGAAAAGAACTAAATGATAAAATTGAGGCCATAAAATCGGAAAATTCTGCATTAAGGGATGAAATAGAAGCACTGAAGGGAAGCGGGGCATGAAAACGGGGAGGCACGCCGCCTCCCCCTGTTAAACTTAAATATAATACCATGAAAAACATATTAGTTCTTCGGGCGTCCCTCACGGGAGGCGATGGCAAAGTTAAACAAAAAAATGTAGATATGAAAGCGAGCAACACATTGATTGAGGCGATAAAGAGGTTCGAGGGTTTCCGGGGCACGGCTTACAAGTGCCCGGCGGGCGTGTGGACGATAGGCTACGGACATACGGTTGGCGTGAAGCGTGGCGACAAGATGACGGAGGGCGAGGCGGAACGGCAGCTCAGGCGTGACTTGGCAGAATATGAGGCATTTGTGGACAAATTAGGCGTGACGGAGCGTCAGAACAAGTTCGACGCATTGGTGGACTTCGCGTACAACCTTGGGTGCGACGCGTTGGCCGGTTCCACACTTTTGAAAAAAATACGGGCTTGCGCCCCGGATGCGGAGGTGCGTGCGGAGTTCATGAGGTGGGTGTATGCCACGGTGGCCGGGAAGAAGCGGAAGCTTGACGGACTGGTGAAGCGGAGGAAATGGGAGGCTGACAGGTTCTTCAATATCGCATAGCCATGGGAACGAGTGAGGAGTATTGGCCGATGCTTGACGACATCGGAGAGGGCGGCGGGAAGGGATTGCCGCCTTGGTTGGCCTTCCTCGTGTTGGCCTTGGGTGCCTGGATGTTGGCACGTGCGTTGGTTTTATAAATTAACAACGGTATGGATATGAATAGATTTTTTAGGGTGTTTTGGCCTTGGCTGATGGTGCCGGTGTTCTGGCTCGTGGTGGGGCTGTCGTTGTTTGCCATGTGCGGATGTGCGAGGGTGCAGTACGTGCCGGTGGAGACGGTGAGGATAGACAGCGTGCATGGTGCGCGGTGGTCTGTGGACAGTGTTTACCTGAAGGATTCGATTCACGTGGAATTGAGGACGGAGAGGGACACGGTGTATAGGACGGAATACAAGTACCGGACGCACTGGAGGGAGCGCGTGGTGAGGGACACGTTGGTGTCGGTGAGGACGGACAGCGTTGGCGTGCCTTATCCTGTGGAGCGGAAGCTTTCGAGGTGGGAGGAAACGAAGCTGCACTATGGGGGCTTTGCGCTCGTGGCCGTGGTCGTTTGCATCCTTATAGGATTCGGGAGGTTTGTGTACAGGCTGAAAAAGTAATGTTTACTCCTTCGGGGACGGGAGTATAAAAAAGCCCCCAACGTTCCTTGCATTACCACATGACAAGACGCGAAAATAGCTCGCGCGTTGAGGGCTTTATGTCTTCATCGCGAGCTATCGTTGTATATAAACGCCTTGTCATGTGGTATGACAAAGATATGAATAAAAATCGGATTTTGTATGTGCAAGGAAGATATTTTTAATGAGATTATTCAGGTTGTCAGCAGGGAAACGGAGATTTCACCAAGAATCATATTGTCGGGAAGCAAAGAAACGGAGGTGGTGGATGCACGTTACTTGCTTGTGTATTTCCTTTCCAAGGAGGGCTTCTACCCTTCCCAGATTGCATTATTGGTGCGCAAGACGAAACGCGCGGTAAACTATATGCTGTCTAATTTTTCTTCGCGTGTGAGGTGTGGGAAAATGATGGGAATATATCGGGAAAGAATCGGGAATGAGTTGGGAAAAAATTGATTTTGAGTGACATAATGTATTTGTAGTTTTGCAGGGTCAGGATATGCCTGACCTTGTAACGTTTAATTTAAAAGATACATTATGGAGAGAACTTATGTTTTTAACAGCGATGGTACCGGCGGAGGCAGCAAAATGGACATCACTGCATTGCTCCCCGGCATGATTGGAGGAGGACGAAGCGTTGACCCCAACCTGCTTGCCTTGATGGGTAACCGCAACGGCTTTGGAGGACAGGACGGATGGTGGTCTATCATTTGGCTGGTGGTGATTGCTTCTATTTTCGGATGGAACGGCAACGGTGGTTTCTTTGGCGGACGTGGTGGTAACGGTTGCAACGGATTGCCTGCGGAACTGGCTGGAAATTCGGGACGTGAATTGCTGATGCAGGCCATACAGGGTAACGGGAACGCTATTTCCCAGTTGGCTTCTTCGTTCAACTGTTCTACGCAACAGATCCAGACAGCCTTGTGCAACGTTCAGAACAGCATTACACAGGTTGGTAATCAGGTCGGCTTGTCTACCAACCAAATCATCAATGCGATGCAAAGCGGGAATCAGGCTATCCTGACACAGCTTGCTGACTGCTGCTGCAAGACGCAGAATGCCATCACAACGATGGGATATGAGAATCAGCTTGCCATGTGCAACCAGACGAACCAACTTGTGAACACAGCCAACCAGAACACGCTGTCATTGCGTGACGGAGCTACGGCGAACACGAATGCCATACTCGCGAAACTTGACGCCATTCAAAATCAAGCTTTGCAGGATAAGATTGCAGCCCTGACGGCCGAGAAGGCTTCCCTGACGGCTGAAATCTCACAGCGTAACCAGAACGCCACCATCCTGAATGCCGTAGGGCAGCAGATCGCTCCGCTGGCAGCAGGTTTGCAGGCTTTGCAGGGGGATGTGGACGGAATCAAGTGCCGTATGCCGCAAACCGTACCCGTACAATACCCTAATATCGTAGGTGTAAATCTTGATACTTACCGTGCAGCTGCTTTCGGTGCTTATGCCGGTGACGCTTACGGTCGGAGCGGATATGGTTGCGGATGCAATGGAGGTTATTGGGGATAATGTAAGAAAGGAGGTAAGCTATGTGGCCTAACTTTTTTACAGGATTTCCGTTCGGGTTTCCGGGACTTGGCAGGGTAAACTACAATACCCTGCCGACCGTGGCGGTGAATGTGGGTACGGAGAATGTCACTCTGGAACTTCCGAACCATGCCTTCTATGGCAGGAACTATGTCGGTGGGTTCTACATCAGTCTCCGTCAGGACATCCCGGCCGGGACAACTCAGACGCTGCCTATTCTGATAGGTACGAACGGTGACACACGTCCGCTGATGGCTTACAACAATGAGCCTGTAACAGTGGCCAATCTTGCCGGACAGGGTATCTATGAAATCCATTACAACAAGTACACGAATGAGTTGTTCCTGGTGAATGGAGGTTACAGACCGACTTCGGCACCAGCACCGACACGGGCAAAAGAAACCGCTTCTTTTGGAGCAAGTAAATAACAAGGCGGGGGTCTGTGTTTCGCAGGCTCCCTCATAAAAGTCAAACAATCATGTTTCAGAATTTAAGACCAAACAATACCTTATATATTCTTCATAGAGGGGCTGACCCTGTTCTTGAATGTGGTAAGGTTGTAACAGTAAAGAATCTAAGGACTGTTTATAAAAACACTCCCAATACTCTTTATCCACAGCCTGTTCAAGTAGTGGATATTGTTGCAAGTGTCAGTAACGGGGATACTGTTACTATAACCGAAATGCCTGCCAATCTTGACATTGCTGATGATGTAAAGAATGGTATTCTTGTGTCTGCTTCACGTGAGGAGATGAATGTTGAAATTCTTACGATGAAACAAAAGAGTGAAGAAATACTTAAAAGCGTTGAATATCATAAGAAGTTTCTTTCTTCATGCGAGCAGATGCTTTGTGCTTTAAACCCGGAGGTTGTAGCAAAGCAACAACAAGAAAAGGAAATATTGGACTTGAAAAGTCAAATGGCTGAAATGAGCCGGAATATGGCTGACCTTATGACATTGAACAAGCAACTGATGGAACAGTTTGGTCTTGGTTCTGACACATCCAAAACAAAGAAATGATTATGGGAATGTGGAGTATTTTGGAAGAAGGGCGTGACGATTACGGACGCGGCTTCGGTATGAGAGACGGCGGTGAGATTGAAGAAGCTTACAGGGAAGGATGCCGTCACGGATATGAAAAGGCCATGAACGAGATGCGGGGCGGAATGGGGTTCCGTGAAAGCGGAAACTACAGTGGCGGAAACGGATATGGCAACAGGGGGTATGGTGAACGTTACGATATGGGCGAACGCCGTATGCCGGGTTACTTCCCGGAGTATCCCCGAATGGATGAGATGGGAGAACGTCGGCGCAGACGTGCCAATGGTGAGTTTTATTGATACGGGAGGGGTGGAATTCCCCTCTCTTTTACTAAATCATAAAGGAGAAGATTATGGGACAGAGACTGGATGCTTATGACCGGTTTCCTTCGGGAATGAAGGAATATATTTCGCAATACGGGTGGCACTTCTCGAAGAAGATGTGCGAGTGGGCCGTGTCGAAAATGAAAACCAAGGACGAATCCACCGGGAAACAGAAAAAGCTAGATGCATTGAAGAAGGACGAGGTGGAAGAGTTGTTGAAAAAATACGGCATCAAGCTGGAGAAGGATGCAGGGTACGACTGTGTGTATGCGGCCAACATGGGCAAGGCGGATTATTATAAGAGTTCGATAGCCGATGAATCCCATCTTGCATTGTTCATCAAGGATTACATTGATGACCCTGACGGTTATGACGGGCTTCCTTTTACCCGCTTCTATGCGGATTGTATTGGTTCGGGTACACCAATCATTTGGGAGGATATGATGTAACATTATGATAGTGCAGGATTTCTACATACCGAAGTATGGGTGGAGCGTGAGGGTGTACTATGCCGTTACAACCTATTGGACTGAACGGATAATGAAAGACCTGTATGATTGTGGATGCCGCAGTTATTCGTTGAGACAGGCATACCGCAATCTGACAGAAGGCAACTTGAATACCGGGCTGACTTATTCAAATTTCCACGACCGTGAAACGGTGATGGTGCTTTCCCTCACTTCCACACCGGAGCAGTTTCAGAACTCATGGGATCACGAAAAGGGGCATCTGTGCCGTCATATTTCGCAGGCATCCGGGATTGACCCGTATGGGGAGGAAGCGCAGTATCTTAGCGGTTACGTCGGGCAGAAGATGTTTCCGGTTGCAAAGAAATTTTTGTGCGAACATTGTAGAAAGGAGTTGGGATGTTGAACGTATTGAAAGCCATCATATCCGGCAAACGGGGTCAGGAAGTCTATGACCTACTGTCTGACGAGGAAAAAGTTAAACTGAATGAATATGCCAAGCTGTATGGCGTAAACCGCCGTCAGCGCAGGGAAATCGAGAGAAATGCGAAGAAACGTGTACATAGATGAACTCATAGCCATTGCCGACAATCTTCCGTATATGGATTATTGCCGGCTTATGGCTGTGCTGAATTGGAATCTGTAATAGAAATATTACTTTTCATTCTACCAACTCATGGGATTTCAACCATGAAATAATTTTGTTGCACAGGTATTCCACATCCTTACGGAAGGATGTATAATTCTGATAAAGGAAGACAAGGTTCGCACAATTGTTGGATATGGTGCTTTTGGCCTGTACGCCCAACACATTGGACAGTTCATCACGCAATCCGGGAGCCATCTTGTCCCCGGCCAAAGAGGACGGGGAATAAAGATAAAGGACTATGAAGATGAACTTTTTCCGTTGAATCACTGTATTTGTGGCCGGTTTGCACCCTCTCTCGACGATAAGGCTTGTGAAGACTTTGTGAATCTCGGGTATGAGCTTCTTGTCGGACAAGACCGGACGGGCAAGTGCGTTTTCTTCCTTGGACAAGTCAGATTTTACGCTTCTGATTTTCCTTATACGTATGATTTTATCAAAATCCAGTTCCATGACACGATTATTTAATTAGAAATCCGTATATTTGTGACGGAATAATCGTATGGGGGTTGGCTTGGTCGTGCGGGCTGGCCCCCTTTTTATTTTCAATTTGTCCCTCTTCCCCACAGCATCGCATTGTAGAGCGAGGTTGCATAGAGTTTCACTTCCCAATTTTTGGTAAGATATTCGTTACCAAGGGCTGCAAGACTGGCTTTGTGCCAGAGGTATCCGTTTATTTCTTTATTCATGGGTATTCTCCTTTCTGTTTGATTCCGTTTTCAAAATCCCCTTTCCTTGTATTTGGCTATACATTCTTTCAATTGCCTTTCGGATTCTTCCACAAGCTTTTGGCACAACCTGATTTCTGCCATTTCATCTTCTGACAGTCGCGGGCATCCTTTGAGCCATGAGGAATAATTGCATCCGTTCGTGCTGAGGGAATGGCATTCCAGGGTGTAGTCATACCAACGCAGCAGTTCCCCTTCGGGGGCGTTTTCTTTCAGGTCGGTGACTATCACATCCATGTTGAAGTAATAATCGCCACAGCAGACAGTTTCACCCACGCATCCGGCTACCCAGCATTGTTTTGCATCCTCGTAATCAAAATCATGCTTTTCGCAGAAGGCTTCCAACAAGGCGTTGCAGGAATCGTAATAAACGAAAAGCAATCTTAAATTATCATCGGGTTTGTTCATACTAAATATTTTTTCGGGTTTATATATAACAAGAAGCCCGGCACGGTAGGTGTCGGGTATAAAAAAGAGCACCGGAAACGGGAATCCGGTGCTCTCATGTGTCTGAAACCCAAAGCAGGGGCTATACGAGTTTCAGACGGGATAATCCTATCGGATAGGTACCGGTTTCACTCCAAACAACTTGTAATTGTGGCTTTCGTATTTATAACGCCAAATTACTATATTGGAATCAAGTTCATATTTCTCAGACAATGCTTTCAGCTTATTTACGATATTTCTCGTCGATATGCTGTTTGTTCCACTTTCCATCATCTTCTTCCAAATGTGTTTGTCTATGAGTATGTCTTCGGCAAATGTGTTTGCTTCCTTTTCCTGTTTGTTGTCCAAGGAATATGTTTCGTCCGAGGATATGAACAAGTTTTCCACGTCGTTCCCATTGAAGTGCAGTTCTACATGTCCTAATTCATGCAACACGTTGAATACAAGCCTGCTCATGTCATTATAACGGTGCGTGGTAATAATGGCAGGTGTTTCTCCAGTCATCATGGAAACTGCGTCAATAGGCGTTTTATCTAATTTACGGACAACGGAATAGGAAATGCCGTGGTCATTTAAAACTTGTTTTAGCGTTGCTTCCGTCAATGTGCCTTTGTGGACATGCCCGGCTATTGTTTTAGCTGCACTGACACCACCGCCTTTCGTATAAGGTTGCAACGGATTGTTTTTAATGGCACTTATATAGGCCAAGACAAGCCATGTGTTCTGATTTCTTTCATCAAAACTAAGTTTGTCGCTCTTCTTATACAGGGACTGACGGACAAAATTCATTTTCCCTATTTCCAAAGGATTGAAATTCAAAAGCCCTGAAAGTATTTCCAACTTTTTCTGTATAAAAAGACAAGCATTTATTCCAAGCCGCTTATACAATTCCGGCAAATTCAACAAGGAAGAAAGCATCATTTCGGTAGCTATGGCTTCCTTCTCCAGATTGTCACGCCGTTCGATGGCTTTCGTGTCTTTGTCATATTGCAATTGAAGCTTCATCCACATGTCTGCCGGAATATCCAATGCAGCTTCCAATTTTGCGGCAATAGACGGGGTTATATTTTCCCCTTTCAGCAAACGGGTGACGTTGGGCTTTTGCATCCCCATCCTTTCTGCAAATTCAGTTTTCTTCATTCCGCGGGCTTTTATCTCATCGGCAATTATTTCACTCGGATGAGTGGCTACGAAAGGAATCGTTTCTTTTTTGCTATTTGTCTCCATAATGCTCGCTTATTTCAATCAGGCATATCCTGATTCCATTTTCAAATTCTTCAAATATGAGCCGATATTTGGAAGTGAATCCAATCCGTACACTTGAATAGCCCTCGTAATCATAATGCAAAGGCTCGTAGTTGAGTTTTTTTAAACATGTGTAATTCCTTGACATTGTCAACCGGTCTCATCAAGTTAATCACCATGCGCAAATCCCTCATGAATACGGCGTTGCTTTTCAATTTCTTATATCTTTTATCGTTGCTTTTGCCGGTTTCTATAAACAACTTCAGCTCTTCATCCTTATATTCTATGTTTAGCATAAGTAGCTATATTCCTTGTCATGGTGCAAATATAATACAAAGTTATCAATAATGATAATTTTGAAAATGGAATTTATATAATTTTATCTCTCTTCGGATTCAACAGGTACTCAATATCTTTTTGGGGAATCCCTAAAAACAGGAGTGCTTTCCTCATATCGTCCTCCGGGATAACCCTTTGTCCGTTATCGAGAACGCACACCGTTATCTCAATATCTAAGAGCTTCACTTTGCCCTTACTTACGACTTTTGGCATATCGTTATTCATTTTCCACCTCCTTTGCGTAATGGCCCAACATTCCATAGTTCGTAAGTATCTTCTTGTCATAAATACGTGCGGCTTCCATTTCGAGTGCGCATCCTTTGGATTCCACCCATCCGGGCAGGACAAGGACCGCATCGCATTCAAGCAATGCGGTGATGCCGCGCCCGATGTGTCCGGCATAACTTGATTCGGGGTCTGAAGACACTTCCAAAGGCGACACCGCCTTGAAGCCATGTTTTTCTATCTGTGCGGCAGCTGACTTTATGGCTGATTCCACGTCTTCCATGTCCCGTCCGCTGATGGGAAGGCTTATGTAGATTCTATTCTTCATTGTTTCAATACTTTTTGTTCCCATGTTTGTAACTCCTAAGTTCGTTGTAGCGCATCTTCTTTTCGATGTGCCAATGTATATCAATTCCGAGATGCATGGCAAGTCCGAATATCTTCAAAAATGCGACCTGTATCTCAAAACTTATCACCGATGCAACTATATTGAAAACGGATTCGGTAAATGTTTTGTCTTTGTATATACGTGAATATTCTTCAATCACTTCATATTCCAGGCAAGAGCCATCCAATTGGATGCCGTATACTCCATGCCAATCGAGCAAGCGTATCACGGCATCGGCAAGTTCGTCCTCGACAGTGTCTTTGATGTATTCGTCGAAAGCGACCTTGTAGGCATGTTCCGGGTCTTTTGTGAAACGCGATATGAAATCTTCAAACGGGTTCCTGAACGCGTGCATCCTTTTCCGGTCGGCTTCCAAGGCTTCCATCAGTTCGGATATGACCAGGCAGAGGTAATGTTCGTTACTGTATTCTTCTTCGTGCCAACCGTGTTCGCAGGCTGTCTTATAGGCACGGTCTCTCAGTTCGTTCAAGTTCATGGGTCAATCCTCCTTATTTTCATTTTTGATACTAATGAAACTATTATGGCTAAATGGAAAGGGAATACAGATAATGAGTATTACCGTACCGAGCCAATGGAAAAAGTCCTGAAATATAAATTCTAAGATTTCTAACATACTCATTCCTCCGTATTAACTAATTCCTTCTTAATCGCCTCTTTTAGGGCTGGCAATACCTTCGATGCAAACCTTTTGCAACAGTCTTCCATTTTCTTTGTACTGCATTGATAAGAAACACTTTGAAACATTTTGCGTGAAAAATAATCTTCATCAAGATGTAGGATGAATTTCCGTATATCTTCTTGAATAGACCAGCAGTAATTAAAATTACCCCAATCTGTCATTGCAAAGAACTCTTTGCTATCTGTTAAAATCACTTCACCCAACCAACAATTAGAAGCGGTTCTCAGTGAATATCTATATATTGTTTCTTTTGCCATTTTCATTCCTCCGTATTAGGTAGTAAGTCCTCAATGTATGCCCAAGCTATCATATTATCATTTTCTTGATATATAACATTATAATCACTATCGCAAGTAATACTATGTTGGGTTAGCATCATAAAATCGTTTTCTGTATCATGTAAAATCACAAATGCCCTAAATGGCTGTGGTACATCTTTTGCATCATGCCACACGCTGTTGATGCGCCACTCTGCACCATGATAAAAACCTTTGTATAAAGCATCCTTATCAATGTTGCTTATCTCATATTCTCTATCAGCAAATTCATCTGCTGCTTTTTCAATATCTTCTCGTTTCATATCATACAAGTAATTTTAAACAAGACAATATTCTATCAACAGGGATAGCTGTTATATAGTCTTTTTCGTTAAATGCAGACAGTCCGTTTTCCCTTCCATGCAAGAAAATAATATCTTTCCCATTTACTTTCCTTATACACCATGCAAACTTTCTTTCCATGTCTGTTCCAACTGTTACCATAAGGCCAATCATAGAATTCTTTATATCTTCTGTCATAATATTTCTCCTTTCCACCTGTCCCGACAGCTACCACATGACTGCCAGGAACAGGTAATATAGTTTTGTTTTACTCATCTGTTAGATAAATCTTATATTCCACCTTTTTCCTTTAAGTTGGGGAAATGTTTTCAATAGAGTGTCTTCCAATTCTTCCTCTGACATAAGAGGAACTCTGTAGGTGTATATAATATTTCCAACGTATTTTCCCTCACTCCATACATGAATTTCTTTAGATCTGCCTTTCATCTTCAAATCAATTTAAGTGCTTCAATTAAACTATCATTCATAATTCAAAATCAATTTTCTGTTGCAACACTTCATCGGCATAGAACTTGTCGAAGCTCTTGTCGCTAATCCACCAGTTGAAGCCGAACTCCGCATCTTGGAAGTTGTGGTTGATATATCCACCATCAATTAACTTTTGGATGGTCTGAATCCACTTATGTCTGGCATGGGGAAAACGTTGGCAATCTTTAATCTTTTGTTTGTAATTCGACATCGGGCATAAAATGCAGCCAATCCGTCTGGAACCTTCATCGTACAATGAACAATGCGGAACCTTCACCACCTCGTTAAGGAACTCCCAGACATCACGCTCAGTCCAGTAGATGATTGGTGAAATTAATATCTTGTCCTTCCCCCCTACACAAATTGCCATTGTTTCTTCGTGTTCTTCCCACTGGTCGAACGTTCCGCTGAACGATGCTTTGCCATTTTTGCCGGTCTCAAATTCATTACGTTTAGCGCGTCTTTTGCTTTCCTGATTGCGGATGCCTGTCAGCGTAACCTTTCCTGCACCGGATGTTTCCTTGAACTCGGCACAGCACCATCGAATAGTTCGTGTCGGAATTAGATGTTTTTTTAAAGCCATATCGTAGATACTCATCTTCGGCTTTATCAGCTCCACGTCTGGATAATTCCGTTTCACAAAGCGAATAACCTCTGGTGGGTCTACACTTGTAAGGTTCATGTGGGCCTTGAATTTCACTCCTGCCAGTTTTGCAATATGGTATAATGCCTGACTATCCTTTCCACCGGAGAAAGCCAAATAGAATCCGTTTTCCGGGTCAAGGCGCAAAGCCATGGGTTCGGCCTTGCGCAAAAGGTTGATGGAGTAGTCTATCTTTTTATCCAATTTCATAATTCAAAAAGTTCTTTTTGTACATATACATTGCCGTTTCTCAGTCTAATTTCTCCCAAACACTCTTCCCGAAATCGTTTCTCCTGCGCATCGAAATACTCTTTGTCTATTTCCGTCCCGTAGAAATCGAAGCCCATCTTGTAGGCGGCTATCCGGCTGCTCCCGCTACCTAAATGGGTATCGAGGATCTTGTCGCCAGGATTGGCATAGTTCTGTAACAACCATGCGTACAGAGCGACCGGCTTCTGTGTCGGGTGAATCCGTTTTTCATTTTTACGTTTATCCCCTTGCTGAAGGTGTCCTTCTTTCAATGATTTACCTTGGCACATTCCGTTCCACATGTAGGTGAACATTCTTACCGTATCAATCATGGAACAGAAGGCGATTTCACAATCAGAAAAGGAACTTTTCCCGTTAACTTTATTCCAGACAATTCTGCCGGAAGAGAAAATACCATAAGGGTAGTAGTTCACACCCCATACTATTTGTTCTTTGCTGACCCTGAACAATTCTTCAAAGAAGCGTTTTAAAGGAATTCCCCAATGTTTTACCTTGTATGCCGGCCGTTTTATGCCGAAGGATGAGATTTCCTTCCCATAATAGCCTAATTTGTTGGGTCCGTCAAAATACGGAGGGTCAACCACAGCCAGTTCAAAGAACTTGTCGGGAACGGACTTCATGTATTCCATGCAGTCCATGTTATATACTTCACTTATCGGGTGTGTATTCATAGGTCTCTTGTATTGCTTTGAATATTTCGTAAACCACTTGCGGTACTACCGCGTTTCCGTAGGCTTTGATGGATTCCTGCCGCCACTTTGGAAAGGTGATACCGTCCAGTCTACCGGAAAGCCCATCATCTCCGCTACAAACAGGGGATTGAGTTGGGAACTTTTCCCAGTTTGATGGGCTACCAAATGGTTCAGTTCCGATGTCCGGGGAATACCGTCTTTCCTGTCTTTTGTCGTTCCGGCATTGTGACAACTCGCTGTAGGCGTTGGCAACAACTCCAATGGCATGAATGCCGTCTTCCCCTGTCCATTGCATATTTTCAGCCCCTGTGTCTGTACGGTCGGCAGGAGTTCCCGGATGGAATAAGGGTTGAGGTTGCTCATTATTTTCTTTTGCCGTACCGGATTTCCATTTGGTTTCCGCCTGTCCTCCATTACAGCAGGTGTCGGTAGCAATACGCCTTGCGATAAACCACACCCTGTCCCTGCGGTGGGGTGCTCCGACGGCACAAGCCGGAATAACAAACGGCCGGACGGAATATCCCTCACGTTCAAGGTCACGGCAGACGGTTTCGGCAACGTATTCCTGCCGCAGCAATGTTCTCTTTCGGTCAGCCTCTCCGAACAAAGAGGCTTCGCTTCCCACTTCAACCTCCTCGCCGGGCTGTACCATCGTGAGGATGCCAGCAACGTTCTCGCCAACGACCCAAGAGGGCTGTATCTCCCGTATAGCCCGTAGCATTTGAGGCCAGAGGTAACGGTCATCGCCCGCTCCCTTTCGTTGTCCGGCAAGGCTGAAAGGTTGGCAAGGGAACCCTCCTGAAAGAACGTCGATTCTCCCCCTCCATGGGGTGAAATCGGTTTTTGTGATGTCTGCATAGTGCTCTGCATTTGGAAAATGGTGGTTTAAGATTCGTGTGCAAAATTCGTTTATCTCGCAATGGAAAACGTTTGTCCATCCCGTCCATTCGGCGGCAAGGTCAAAACCTCCAATCCCGCTGAACAAGCTGCCGTGTGTCAACTTTCTATCCATCGATTCCGAACTTAATCTTAATCAGGTTGATGATGGCTTTATATTGCTTCTCGTAGATTGTGCCTTTATGCGTCTCCTCTACTTTCTTCTCGAACTCCTCCAGGCTTCCACGGAAACAGCCGCAGGTTATTTCGACTTTATTTCCCTTTGTCTTATAAGCATGCGTATGTCGGTTGAATGAACCGAAACAATCAAAGCCACAGTGCATGTGATCGTTCTCAACCCGAGCATTGCCGTACACCTGAGCATTGCC